GCAGCCAAAACCGCATTATTTAAAAAGTTTCCTGAGACGCGGCTAACGTCTCCTTAAAACCCAATTAAACCCATGGCCAGAACAAAACATAAATTCAACAACCGTGAGTCATTAAACAGACTTATTGACGAGTATTTTGAACGTTCAAAAAACAATACAGACAAAAGCACTGAACCGGTCACACTTACGGGCCTGGCGCTTTATCTAGGCTTCACCAGCAAAGAGGTATTTGATGAGTACGAGCAAATGGACAGATATAAAGATATCCTGTCGAGCGGCCGTTTCAGGGTAATGGCATATTATGAAAGCCGGCTGCACCATCCTGCGCCTACCGGGGCCATGTTTGCTTTAAAAAGTATGGGTTGGGGCGACAAGGCTAAAGCCAAAAAAGCAGGCAACAAAGCCAAATCGCTCACCGTGAAGGTGATCGAAACCGGCCCGCAACCGGCATCTACCGAAAAAGACGTGGCGCTTTAAAAAGTCGCCTAAAAGAAACTAAAATTATGATTGCTAGTGATTATGAAGCGTCTGTATTGTTCAGGCGTAATTATTTCTCAAAGGCGCATGTGGTCATTAACCAGGGCGGCACCAGCTCGGGTAAAACCTACGCCATTGAGCAGGTTTTATTTTGCCTGGCTGCAGAGAATGACAAACAAGTGATTACTGTTGTTGGTCAGGACATACCCAACCTTAAAGCCGGTGCCCTGCGCGATGCTTTGAGCCTGTACAATAGGTCTGACCAGCTGAAAAGCCTGATCAGAAATTTCAATAAGACCGACCGTATTTTTGAGTTTTATAATGATTCTATCATTGAGTTCAAGAGCTACGCCAATGCGCAGGACGCCAAGTCGGGCAAGCGCGATTATTTGTTTATCAATGAAGCCAATGGTATTGAATGGAACATCTTTACAGAACTGGCACTGAGGACACGAAGCCGCATATTTATCGACTATAACCCCAATGCTGAATTCTGGGTTCATGACCAACTGATTGGCAAGCCGGGTATAGAGCTGATTATATCCGACTATCGGCACAATCCATTCCTCGACCCGGCCATGGGCGATAAGATTGAAAGCATCAAAGAAACCGATACCGAACTGTGGAAAGTTTACGCTCGTGGCCTTACCGGCCGTATAAGCGGACTAATTTTCACCAATTGGTTTGTAGTTGATGATATCCCTGCCGATGGCAAACTCATTGGCGCGGGGCTGGACTTTGGTTTCAGTAATGACCAAACAGGCTGCTTGCAGGTTTACCTGCAAAATGGTGAGTTATGGATTGACGAGCTTTTTTATGATACCGAGTTAACCAATAAAGATATCTCCGCCAAATTATCCGCCAACGGGGTAAACAAAAATACGGAGATCATTGCTGACAGTGCCGAGCCTAAATCCATTGAAGAGCTGAGGAGAATGGGCTGGCTCGTATCGCCGGCGAAGAAGGGTGCCGACAGTGTCAATAACTCAATAGACATTTTAAAACGCTATAAACTAAACATCACGCGGCGTAGCATTAACCTGCGCAAGGAATTGGGGCGGTATAAATGGAAGGTCGATCGCTCAGGTAAACCATTGAATGAACCCGTCGACACCTGGAACCATTTGATTGATCCATTGCGGTATTTGGCTCTCAATAAATTGAGAACCAAATCGGCATCTACACGTAAATCAAGAATGTCTTACAAAGAAACTTTTACAGCCAGCAACCTTACAGATTTATTTAAAACATGATTGAAAGAACCGTAAAAACCTTAACCGGCCAGCTTAGCATTAAAATACCGTCGGCTTTAACCGAGTTAAAACTGGGGCAGCTGATGCAAATGCAGGCCATTGAACAATTGAGCGACCTGGATGCCATCAGCATACTATCAGGCACACCTGTGGCTGATTTAAAAAATGTAGTTCATTTTAATGAGTTTGATGTGTTTGGCGATGCGATATTATCGCTGTCCGGCCAGATCAAATATCTGTATAATGCCGAGGCCATTCCTGACAAGATAACTTTTGATATCGACGGCAAAAAGGTAAGCGTCAAAGTAAACCGCAACTTGTCCATCGAGCCGGCCGGCGCATTCATGGCTTCGCGTGATATAATTGCCGAAGAGATCAGCAATCACATCAAACAACACGGCGACGAAGATTGGCAGGCAACCTTTAATCCCTCATTAAAAGCCTGTTGCCAGGTATTGGCCCAGTACTTTTACTGCCGGGCTACCGGCAGTCGGTACGACGAATATAAGGCCGAAGAATTTGCCGAAACCATTAAAACGCTTGGGGTAACGGAGGCTCTGCCCATTGCCCGATATTTTTTTATGAGCTTTCTGGGCTTATCGAAACCGAAAACCGGCTTCTGGCAGCGCCTGCGACAGCCCTGGAGAAAAAAGCCGGAATACAGGCTTTCGAGAAGTTTAAATATATCAATACCATAAACTCATTAGCCGGCGGCGATATTACCAAATGGACCGAAGTGCTGAACATGCCTTACGACAGGGTGCTCACCAAGCTTCTGCTCAATAAAACTGAAGCCGAGTATCAGCGCAAATATTCAGAGCTGCTGCAAGCCCAGCGATAATATAAAACTTTAGTTGTCATCCTCAGCGATAGCAAAGGATCTTATAAAAGCTATTAACAAGACGTATAAGATTCTTGCTATCGCTCAGAATTACAAATCTTTCGAATACTTATAATCACTAACCAACAACCCATGCCTATACGCAATCAAATAGAAGCCGTGGTGCAAACCCTAACCGGCAGCCCCACATTTATATACGGAACCGCCAACGAGCTTAATTTATTAGCAGACGATGCTGCTTTTCCGTGTGTCTTTCTCTACCCGCCGCAAAGTATTAACCTTTCGCCGCAAATTAATGGCTCGGTGGACAATACTTTCAGTATCACGCTTGATTTTCTGTTCAAAACAGATTTCGACCAATACACCGCCGATAACGAAACGTATGTGACCCAGGCGCTTTTTATGGCTAACCAGTTTATTGCGAAGGCTTCAACTTATCGGCAGGGGGATGGCCGTTACTTCAGGATAAAAGCGGGCGACAAAGCCAAATGTATCCCGGTTTACAACAAATTCGACGTCAATACAACGGGCGTAAGCCTAACCATTACGCTGGCTACAATGTATTTTGACGACTTACAGTAATCCTTTTTAAATCATTAATTAAATTCAACATGGGATTAAATTGCTATATCAGGCCTCTTGAGAAAGAGTACGCTACAGACGGGGCCTACAGGATAACCACCGCCAAAGTTTACGCGTTTATAGTCGACGATTTTGACCAACCAACCGATGGCAACGGCGCTACCATTAATTACTTTATCAGCGAAAACCACGCCATTACAGGCACCGGCCAAGCCATTGCCATGGGGCAACAAGTTTTGCTGTTTGATGGTGTTGTAGAACGCGATCTGGATAACGGCGACGGCACATTTACGATTGAATACACTAAAACATTTGGGCTGGACAGCATCGTCCCGGTGCAAAGCCCGGCACCTCCGGTAAACAACTGCGACCTGTTGATCAACAGCATCAGTGTGGATCGTCCTGAGTCTGCACCCGGTGCAATGGATGGACAAATAAGTGTACACGCTTCGTCGAGTTATTTGCCACTGCAGTATAGTTTGGATGGCGTTCACTTTCAATCGTCCAATATATTTACCGGGCTGAGCGGCGGACTAAAAACCGTCACCGTTCAAGATGCCAACTCCATCGGTTGTGTTGAATCGCAGGCGGTTACCGTGCCGGTACTGAATGGCTTACTCATCAAAGATCCGTCGGTTAACATCAACGGCAATATAAGCCGCTGGAATGCCGCCTTCAACCCCATTGTGTTTACTTACCAGCGCCACGACTTTGGGGTAATCAGCATCGCTTACGATATAACCTACGGCAAGCCTCGTGTAACCCTAAGCGCCAACTTAAGCGGCTTGGTAATCGGCGATCAGATTTATATCAATGCCGGCCCTTATCAGGGTGTATTTAGCACGGTTGCTGTTTCACAGAATTCTTTCGTTATTAATACGCCTTTCACCGATAATGCTTCGACAGGCTTTGTCAATATCAACAAGCTAAGGCCGTATTACCGTTTGCTCACCAACATTGCTTACGAGGATGTTAAAACGGGAACGACACAAACCATAACATCAACCAACCGGCCTGATAACACCGGGCTTGTCAGGGCAGATCTGTCAAACTTTTTACAATCGCTATTGGTCGCCAAAGACGACAGCGACTACGTTCAGGCTAATTTTAAGGACAGCAACTTGAGCGCCTCTTATCAAATTAGCTATGCCGAACAATGGGATGACCCGAAGGCTACAACTGTTGACGCGCCGCCTATTACATCAAACACCATAAGCCTCACAGAACCCTATTATGTTGTTTATGCTGCCAAACAATTGGGCGAGCGTTACGGTGGTAATCTGGCGGCTTATGTGCCTTTTGCTAACGGGCAGCCGCTTGCAAAATGGGTCACTGATTTTGTTGAACCGGCTTATTCAAACGGGTATCCGTTCGATATCGGTTTTATTTATGGCGACAGCATCGTCGGCCAAAACATCTATTGCGAGCTCACCATGCTTGACATCAACAGAAATCCATTGTCCGGCACATCGCAAGATATCAGTTTATTGAATGAGGATGGCTCATGGTTACTTAACCAGGACGGCAGTAAGCTATTGATCGCCCGGCAAAATCCAACCGGTAGTACGCTGCCCCAGAAATTGGGTCTGAACAGGTTATTGGTTAACACCGATTTCCCTGCCGATGCGCACTATTTTAACATCACCCTAAAATATAATGACGGCATTGACACTCAATCTATCACCCAAACACAAACCGTGCGCATTGATGATGCGGTTGATGAGCAATCAGTTTATTTACGCTGGATTGGGCTTTCGGGTTCGTGGAACTACTATCGCTTTGTTTATAATCAGGAGATTACACTGGATGTGCAAAATGCCACCATCATTAAAAATTACGTGACCGACTGGGAGAACCAGCAAGGGATTGAAGAGGTGATCAGCAAATCGGCGGGACAAAAAATGAAGGTAATGGCCGAAGATCTTGCCGTCGGCGATATCAAAGGGCTGCAATCCATCAAATACTCGCCTAAGGTGCAAATGCTGGTGAGCAAAAACCCTGCTAAATGGCAAACTGTGGTGCTTAACACTGCAACTTTTAGCGAGTATGAAACATTGAACGGCCGGGCGCCTTTCAGCGTGACATTTAACTTGCCGGGCATCAACATACAAACACAATAATTTGGTGAATGGTGAATAGCGAGTGGTCAATTTTGTCCTCATCATCACTATTCAAAACTCACTATTCACCATTCACTACTCACCACTCACTATCATGAATGATTTACAATTGTACATAGATGACCAGCTGGCCGATCTGACTGACGATAGCCCCATCGCCCTCACTTTCCAGATCAACAATCTGGCCGAGGTTAAA